TAGATGTTTGTATTTATTGTGACTTTAACACTGACGAGCATGTTGAGGTGTTTGATGCAAAGATACAAATGATGAATACATTCTTCAATGAATTTAATCTTTGGATCATGGGTTTTCATCAAGATCACGAAGAAAAAACTGTTGTTGACCAAGAATCCTTTGAGCCTTTGTTTGAAGAAAGTTACAATATGATTTTTATGCAAAGATTAGATACACTTAACATTGCATCTGAAAGATTAGAAAAAATAGGTTATTATGACAGTTGGAACGAAGAGGAGTTCGAACAAATATTACAGCGTAGGAGCGTATAATGAAAAAGAAGCATAAAGGTTTAGGACCTAAAGCCAAGCCAATGATTAAAGGCGGTATTATGAAAATGGCTATGGGTGGCGGTGCGTCAGCAAGACGAAGCAGACAAGGTGCTGAAACAGCTAAGTCAGGAGTCGTAAAAATGGCTAAGGGCGGTGCCAAGTCAGGAGTTAAGAAAATGGCTATGGGTGGTGCTAAGTCAGGAGTCAAGAAACTTGGTCGTGGTGGCGGACTTAAAAAGATGGGTCGTGGCGGAAAACTTAAAAAGTAAATGGCAGTATCAGGGTCAAAAAACTTTGAGCTAGATGTAGCTGACTATATTGAAGAAGCATTTGAACGATGCGGTCTTGAATTAAGAACAGCATACGATCTTAAAACAGCAAGAAGAAGTCTTAATTTATTATTAGCTGAATGGGCTAATCGTGGTCTTAATCAGTGGACAATACAAACTAAAACTGTAGCCATGGTTGATGGCACCACTACTTACAATGTAGATAGTAGCGATGCAACTGCCGCTATTGATGTATTGGATGCTTATGTGCGTGAAACAATAAACAGTAATCCTGTAGATTTACAAATGACAAGGTTATCAAGAAGCGAATATGCTTCGGTGCCTGATAAATCTACTGAGGGAAAACCATTACAGTTTTTTGTAGACAAACAATTAAGCCCAACAATTAGCGTTTATCCTACGCCTGACAAATCGTCAACATACACTGTATACATGAATGTGTTGACAAGGATGGATGATGCGGACACACCAACAGACACATTGCAATTGCCTTTTAGGTTTTATCCCTGTTTGGCGGCAGGATTGTCTTATTACCTCTCTATTAAAAAAGCTCCCGACAGGACTGCTTTTTTAAAACAAATATATGAAGAAGAGTTTTTAAGAGCCATGTCGCAAGATGAAGACAGAGCGTCAGTAAGGGTAACTCCTGATGTTGCTAGTTATAATTATGCATAATGGCTTTTGCTTCTAATAAAAATCCATACGCCATATGTGATAGATGTGGTTTTAGATATTATCTGAAACAACTTCGCAAAGAATGGAATGGCTTAAAAACATGTCCTGAATGTTATGAGCCAAAACATCCGCAGTTAGAACCAAGAACAAATATTACTGACCCACAAGCTGTCAGAGAGCCAAGACCTGATATAAGCGTTTCGCCCAAAACATTTAAGTTATACACCAATGTTGATTTGGGTATAATAGGTACTGAACTTACAACGCCAACCAAATTGACTAGCTCATTAGGTGAGGTAACGGTAACAACATGAGTTTTACACTAGCTACATTAAAAACAGCAATACAAGATTATTTAGAAACTGACGAAACAACTTTTGTAAGTCAGCTAAATAATTTTATTACGCAAGCAGAAGAAAGAATATTTAAAAGCGTACAGCTACCAAATCAAAGAAAAAATGTGCAGGGTAACTTTACTTTGGATCAAAGGTTCTTAACCACGCCAACTGATTTTTTAGCACCTTTTTCTTTAGCTATTATTGATTCAGATAAATATCATTATTTAGAACTTAAACATAATTCTTTCATAAAAGAGTTTGCACCAAGCACAACATTAAGAGGCAGACCAAGATATTATGCCTTTTTTGATGACAACACTTTTGAAATAAGCCCTGTGCCTGACCAAAACTATACAACCGAATTACATTATTTATTTAGACCTGCATCTATTACAACTCAAGGTGATAGTGGCACAACCTTCTTAAGCACAGAAGCTCCTGACACATTGTTGTATGCTTGCTTGGTTGAAGGTGCAGTATTTTTAAAATTAGCTCAAAATGACATTAATGTATATGAAGCTAAGTTTCAAGAAAACCTAGCAAGATTAAAGAACTTGAGTGAAGGAAGAGATCAAATAGACGAGATGAGGTATGATTCATTAAGAATTAAAGTCACATAGAGGAGAGAGATGAAAAGAATAAAAAAGCTTGAGGGCAAAACCGTTGCCATCGTTGGTTTGGGTAAAAGTTGGTTTGAGTATAATTTAGCCGCATCACACGGAGATCACTTTGATGAGGTGTGGGGTATCAACGCAGTTGGCTCAGTAATTTTTCACGATAGAACATTTATGATGGACCCACCGTCTAGGTTTCTTGACAGTGAAGATGCGGGTGGGCAGACATCAGGCATGCAAAGGTTATTACTTAAGGGCGATAAGCCAATATACACCTGCCAACTGGATGAGCGTTGTAAGAAACTTGTTCTTTATCCATTAGAAGAAATTATTGAAGATTTGCAATGCTCTTATTTGAATAATACAGTCGCATACGCTATTGCTTTTGCACTATGGAATAAAGTGGGTAATTTAAGAATTTATGGTGTGGATTTTACTTACAAGGGCAATTTACATTTTGCAGAGTCAGGTAGAGCTTGCGTAGAGTTTTGGCTATCTAAATGTATGCATGCAGGAATTGAGGTGGGCATAGCACAAACATCTACTTTACTAGACACTGCTATACCCTTAAGAGAAAAACTTTATGGTTATCATAGGCTTGATGACCCATATTTACCATTGCTAGAAGGTGAGAAATTGGTGGTAAAAAAACAAAGTGACTTAAGTTATAATAAGACTCCTGTCGAGCCAATGCTTATTGGTAGGCATGACGATAAAACAAATCCTGTAGAACCTAACAAGTGGTAAGATGCTAGACGATATAGTAAAAAGTAATTTAGGCGTAATCAGTGTTGCAACAGAAAATAATCGTGGACATACGCCTGAGTTTTGGGCTGAAAAATTAACCGATAGGATATGTGGTATTAGTGAAAATGCTGAACCTCATATTAGACAACAAGCTGAGGCATTTAAGCTAGATATTTATAAATTAATACTTTATTATATGAAACAGGCGATTAATAGTGAAAGATGCACTATGAAAAACTTACTCTTGGCTCAAGGACATGAGGATTTAGCTAATATTTTAAAGGAGCTTTAAATGGCAATCACATCAACATTAACAACTAGCTTTAAAAAACAGTTGTTGACTGGTACACATGATTTTACCAATTCAACAGGAAATACTTTTAAACTAGCCTTGTATACATCAAGTGCTACTCTAGGTGCAACTACTACAGCTTTTACCACTACAGGACAAGCTAGCGGTACTAATTACACATCAGGTGGTGCAAATTTAACCAATGTAACCCCCACTTCTAGTGGTACTACAGGTTTTACGGATTTTAGTGATTTAACTTTCGGAACTGCTACTATAACTGCAAGAGGTTGTATGATTTATAATTCATCAGCTACAAATGCCTCAGTAGCAACGATTGATTTTGGCGGTGATAAAACTTCAACTGCGGGTGACTTTACAATTGTATTTCCTGCGGCTGCGGCAGCAACTGCCATTATCAGAATTGCTTAGAACATGAAACATGCCATTCGCAAAGTTTCAGTTCAAAGCAGGCATAGATAGAGAAGGAACCGCATACACAAATGCAGGCGGTTGGTTTGACGCATCGCTTGTAAGATTTCGTAAAGGTTTTGTAGAGAAGATTGGTGGTTGGACAAAAAACACCACCAATACCTTTCTTGGTACATGCAGAAAATTATTCGCATGGATTTCTTTAGAGGGAACCAAATATTTATTTGTTGGCACACAATTAAAAACCTATGTGCAAGAGGGTAATAATCTTTATGACATCACCCCTATTAGAAGTACAACAAACGCAGGCGATGTAACCTTTTCTGCATCCGATGGTGATGCAACTCTTACCGTATCAGATACCGCTCATGGAGCAGTGCAAAATGATTTTGTCACTTTCTCAGGAGCAGTCAGTTTGGGTGGCAATATTACCGCTACTGTACTTAATCAAGAATATCAAATTGCAACCATTGTGGATGTTAACAGTTATACGGTAGAGGCTAAAGATACAGACGGTGCTACGGTTACAGCAAATGCTTCTGATACAGGCAATGGTGGTAGCTCTGTAGTAGGAGCCTATCAAATCAATGTTGGTCTTGATAATTTTGTGCAATCGACTGGATGGGGTGCAGGAAGTTGGGGATCAGGTGGTTGGGGATCATCAACATCTTTATCAGAAATCAATCAATTAAGGCTATGGTCTGCCGATAACTTTGGCGAAGATTTGGTTTTTAACAATCGTGCAGGAGGCATCTACTATTGGGATGAATCTACAGGCACATCAACAAGGGGTGTCAACATTACATCGTTGTCAGGTGCAAATCTAGCACCAACAAAAGCATTACAGGTTTTGGTTTCAGATACAGACAGACATGTATTTGCATTAGGTTGTGACCCACTGAATGCAGGTGGAACCGCAAGAACAGGTTCGATTGACCCAATGCTTGTGGCTTTTTCTGACCAAGAAAGTATTGTTGAGTGGGAGCCAAAAACTACTAATACAGCAGGTTCAGTTAGATTATCGGCAGGTTCAGAGATTATTGGTGCCATAAGATCAAGACAAGAAACTTTGGTATGGACAGATACTTCATTATATTCAATACAGTTTGTAGGTCCTCCACTTACTTTTGCAGTTAACTTAATTAATCAAGGTGTAGGTATGATCGCACCCAATGCGTGTATCAATGCACCTACAGGTGTTTATTGGATGGCTGAAGATGGATTCTATTTATATAACGGTGCTGTGAAAAGATTAGAATGCACTGTCTTAAGCTATGTACAAGAAAACCTAAACATGGAGCAAGCATTTAAAACATTTGCTTTATTGAACAAAGAATACAACGAAGTTTGGTGGTTCTATCCTTCAACACAAGATAGCACGAATGAAATATCAAGATATGTTATATATAACTATTTAGAAGGCACATGGAGTATTGGTCAATTATCAAGAACAGCTTGGATTGATGAGGATGTATTTACACGACCTATAGCCACAGCAAGTAATACCTTATTTAACCAAGAGGTAGGTGAAGACAATGATGGTTCACCTATGGATGGTGTCTTTGTAGAAAGTGCTGACTTTGATTTACAAGACGGTAATGACTTTGCTTTTATTAGGCGAATCATACCTGATGTAAGGTTTTACGGTACCAATACATCGAGTGGCTCACCGATTATCAATATGCAAGTGAAAACAAGAAACACTCCTGCCAACTCTTTAACTACAGCATTTACTAAAGATGTATCCAATAACACAGAGCAACTACATGTCAGAGCAAGGGGTCGCCAAGCTGTGTTAAGAATACAAAGCGATGATGATGGAGAATTAGGTAATAGATTAGGGGTGCAATGGCGATTAGGATATACTAGAATGGATATACAGCCTGATGGTAGAAGGTAATGGCAAAGCTCTTACCAACGAGAATACCCTTAGCAGGCGATGAGGTAACTCCTGAACTTTTTAATAGATTAGTAAGAGTTCTTGAGTTAAACTTAGGACAGTTCGACCCAAATCGAACACCGCAGTTCACCGATTCCGAAATAAGTGAACTGAACTTTGTTGCAGGTGATATTATCTTCAACTTAACGAGAGAAATACACCAAGCATATGACGGTACTGAATTTCGTGACCTTTACAGCCACCAAACATACCCCGTTGGTGTGAGTGGCACAGGAGCAGTAGGCTCAGTAACAGTAACAACGAGTTAATATGGCAACACTAGAAGAAAGAATACAAAATCTCGCAAATCAAATGCAACCTATGGGTACAGGCATGATGTCTGATTCTGAACAAGAAATGATGGCTGAAACCATGCGAACCAATCAATTTCAACCTCTCATTGATTTGGGTTTTGGCAATGAGGTACAAGTCATTATGGATATGCCAATGGATAGCCCTGAATCAAAAGCAGCACAACGCAGAATTATACAAGGCATGGGTACAGGAATGGACATTGATAATTTTTTAATGGAAATTCAAAAAGCTAAAGGTCGGTCAACTGACACCACTATGGGTCACTTATCAGAAGGCGAGGTTGTTGTACCTCCTGAAGTGTTTGAAGCAAATCCTGCAATTGCCGATGCTCTTGATGAAACCATGATGCAAATGGGTGTTGACCCACGCACAAGAATTGTTGATACCACAGGTGAGTTAGGTGGTATTGCATCCATAAACCCTGACACAGGATTACAAGAATTCTTTATAAAGAAAGCATTATCCAAATTAAACAGAGCTAGAAAAAAAGTTACTAAAAAGTTAGCACCTGTGGTTGCAACGGTTGCACCCTTCATACCGGGTGTAGGACCCTTGGCATCTGCGGCTATAACAGCTGCAGCAGGTAAGGCATCAGGGCTTTCAACTAAAGATGCTTTGCTTGGCGGTGCTTTGTCTTACGGTGGTAGTAAATTATTAGGTGGTACACCCGGAGCAACATCAAAGGGTGGCAAGCTTTTTACAGGCGGTGGTGCTGATGGCATAGGTCGTTTTGGTAGAGTGGGTGATTTTTTTGGAAATGTAAAAAGCGGTATCAGCAGTCTGTTTGGCGGAGGTGAACAACCTCTACCTGAAGGCATGGAAAATCGTCAATCGTCTTTAGGGAGAGTTGAAGATTTTCTTAAAACCATCACAGGTGATGATGGTATGACTAGGACTCAGGAATTAATTTCCGCAGGCTACACACCTGAACAAGTAGAGGGTTTTAAAGCTGATGGGACATTTAACCAAAGGGTGATGGAGGCTAGAGCATCAGGGAAGGTTGTTAATCGTCAAGGTGAAGAAAGACAAGGTATATTAGGTCGTATTGGCGGTTCTTTATACGATAAAGAACAGGGCAGACTTACAGGTTTAGGTACAGCAGGTCTTGCAGGTATTGCAGGTGTCTTAGCTAAACTTGCTTATGACGAACAGAAAAAACAAAAAGGCGTACCGCTTACACCATTAACAACCATGGATGCATTGGGCAGATACAACATAGAATCTGAGATTGCTAGAAGAACTGGTCAAGAAATGCCATCAAGAGTTGAGTTTGGTTTAACAGGTGAAGGCATTCCTGTACTATCAGGTGGCAGACCTACTGTAAGTGAAGAAGTAATTGTGCAACCACCACAAACAAGAATGGCGGCTCGTGGTGGCATCATGGCGTTTGCTGATGGTGGTGTTGTGGCTTTACAAGAAGGTGGTGAGCCAATGGTTGATGTGTCTGAGTTTCCAAGAAAGGATGGTCAGATAGATGGACCCGGCACTGAAACAAGTGACGACATTCCTGCCATGTTATCTGACGGTGAGTTTGTAATGACAGCCAAAGCTGTTAGAGGTGCAGGCTCTTACGATTTAAACGAACAAAACGGAATACTAACTCTTACGCCAAACGGTGAATCAGGTAGAGATTCAGGCACAAGAATTATGTATAAACTTATGGATCATTTTGCGAACCAAGTATGAATGAGTTAAAGAAGATGCAAGAAGGTGGACCAGTTGCCACTGATGTACAACAACAGTTTAGAACCCTAGACCCTACAACTCGTGAACTTTACTTTGGTTCAGGTGTACCGGGTACAGCTAGTTATAGACCGGGTTTTATCCAACAGGCATTTCGTGCCGCTGAACGCACCTTTTATGATGAGCAGGGTAGACCTGTTGTCATACCTGAAAGCGTTGCAGGTTTATCTCCTGAGCAGTTAGAAGCGATAAGACTTTCAAGAGAAGCAGTTGGCGTTCAAGACCCACTATTAGAAGAAGCAAGACGAGCTTATGGCAGTGGCTTGGAAAGTTTATTCGGTGGTTTGGGTGAATCAGAACAAATTATGCGTGAATATGGTAGATCAAGATTTGATCCATCCATGACACAAAGGTTTTACGACCCATATCAAGAACAAGTCATTGACCAAGTAAGACAAGATATCCTAGAGGCAGGCGAACAAGCAGACATCGCACAAAGAGCAAGAGATGTTAGAGCAGGTGAATCAGCTTTTGGTTCTCGTGCAAGACTAGGTGCTGAAGAGCGAGCAGAAGCATTGGGTCGAGGATTATCAGAAACCTTGGGTAGATTAAGAAGCCAAGGCTTTCAACAGGCACAACAAACAGCATTAGGTGAGTTTGGTAGAGAACAACAAAGATTGGCTAACCTTGCTTCAGGCATTGGCTCTTTAGCTCAAACAAGACAGGCAGGGCAAGTAGGCTTTGGTCAACAGTTAATGGGCTTAGGCACTCAGCAACAGCAAGCTCAACAAGCTGACATTCAAAGACAACTTGGCTTAGGTCAATTAACTCAAGCACAGCAACAAAGACAATTAGATGCAGCTCGTGCAAATGCTCTGATGCAACAACAAGCACCGTTACAGCAAATGCAATCCTTGTTGCCATTCGTTCAAAGTGTACCTGCGGGCTTTAGTCAAATTGGTACACAGTTTGGTGTCTTGCCATCACCGTTACAAACAGGATTAGGAGTAGGTTTATCAGCGTTAGGTGGCTTAGGTAGTTTCTTTAACCCACCACAATATCGTGGTTATCCAACAGCAACAGCTACAACATAATGGCTATGAATCGAGCAGGTCTGAAATCCTTAATGGGTTATCAAGAGGGTGGGGGTGTCACCAATGAAGAGCAGAACACTAATACAAATCAAAATATTACCCTAGGACAAGAAGGCATAAGTGCGTTGCTTTTACAAGCATTGAATCCATCCAACATAGATGTAGGAGAAAAAGCACAAGAGTATCAAGGTATGCTTTCAGGAGCTTTAACACCACCACGAAGAGCAAGTTTTTATGATTTAGCGTCAGACATTGGAGCAGGTTTATTGCTACAACCATCACAAGAAAAAATGCCATCAATCGGTAGAGGTATTGGTTTAGGATTTCAAAGTTTCAAAAAAGAGCTAGATGCAAAAACAAAGGCATTCGATGAAAAGTTAGACAACCTAGCTGTGCAATCTGTAAATTTGGCTATAGGTGACAAGCAAAAAGCAGAACAAAATTATAATAGCCTTCTATATAAAGAGTTACTAGATTCAATCAACCCTGATAAAGGTACTGCTGTAACCTATGCAAAAGAAGGTGAAGACGGAAACATTTCTTATAAAACTTTTGGCTCAAAAGAAGTAGAAGAAATTGCAAAAGCAACTAGTGATGGCTACACGGAAGTAACACAGCCTTTGGTGCAAATAGGGGGAAAAGAAACAGGTTTAGAAGAATTTTATAAAAATCTAGGAAGAGCCGCAGGTAAGCAAGAAGAAACATATGCTCAAGATTACGAGTTGGCTAATAAAAGTAATGAGTTATTAGATCAAATGGAAAAGTATGGAGCAGAAATACCTGAAGAGGCATTTGGGTTGGCTCCTTTAGTATTCGAAGATATAAATAGATTTATTATTTCATTTCCGGGTTTAAGAGATTTACCTATTGCCGATGGGTTAAGAAATATACAAAGCAAAAGAGAGCCGATGGCAAGTGTTACCGTAAACCTTGCTATGATGAATGTGCAAAAAACTAAAGGTCCTATTTCTGATACAGAAATGAGATTGTTTATTAGCTCAATACCAAGTCTTGCACAAACCAAGGATGGTTATTACAACACAATTGCCATAATGCGTGATATTAATAACTTTATAATTCAATTTGAAACAGCAAGACAGATTGAAAGGGATAGGTATTTACAAAACAAAAATGCATCAGTTTCAGGGCTTCAAGCACACATGACAAAATGGGAAACCGCTTGGCGTAGAGAAAATAAAGCATTTAGCGATGAGCAAATTGAAATGTTTAAAGATAAGGCAATTGAAACGCAACAAAATCCTGATAGACAGGTACTAGCAGAAGAGGCTCTAAAATATTTTGATTTAAACAGCAATCCTGTTCAAACTCCAACAGGCTCGCAATCCTCATTAAGTGATTTGTCTGATGATGAGATAGCAAGGCTTTTGCAACAAACTGATTAATAAAAATGGCTGAATTTACAAAAGAGCAACTCGAAGCTGAATTAGAATTACGCAGAAGAAACAAACCATCAGGCGAGCTTACATCTATCATCGCATCACTTACCAATGATGAAGATGCTAGGGTTGATTACTTAAAGAAAAAAAGGTTTCCTGACAATCCCAATGTTATTTATTTCAAAGATGCAGAAAATGACTTGGCGTATATCGACCCAATTTCAAAAAAAGTACACAAAGAATTTCAAGATTACACAAGTTGGGTAGACAGCTATGATGTGTTTGGCAAGATTGTACCCTCAGTACAGGTTGGAGCCGAGGTCTTGGGTGGCATTCTTGGTCTTGAGGGTGGCTACAAAGGTGGAATCAGGGTTAGAGGTTTAGAAATACCTTTGCCTAAAGGAAGAATTGGGGGAGCATTAGGCGGAGCAGGTGGTACAGGATTATTAGGTTCAGGTGTTTACGCAGGTAGAGCTTTGTTGTCTGAACTTATTGGTGGACCTGAACTTAACTTTGATACCGTTGCTGATGATTTGGTTATGACGAGTGCATTTGGTGGCATACCTATTGGGGTAAGTAAACAGGCTAAAATAGTTAAAAAGTTTGGCTACGCAGGTGGTGAAAACGATCTTGGTCTAATTATGGAATTAGCAAGAGATGAAGGAAATCAAGCTGCAAGAAAAAGAGCTAAAGAAGATTTTGGCATAGACTTAACTGTTGCTGAAATAGAATACGGAAAGCCACAATCAAGAGTTATACAGTTACAAAACTACTTGGTGCGAGGAAAAGAGGGTTACAGATTAGCTGATTATTATGCTACGACATCATCGCAAATTGATGAAGCGATAGATACTTATTTAGCAGAGCTTCAGTCAGGCAAATATGTTACTGGCAAAAAAATCGCAGGCATAACAGGTGAACAAGAAGCCAATCCCATGGAAACCATAAAAAATCTTTCTGAGGGTGTTGTTAAGGAGATGGCTTCAAAGAGAGAGGGAAGATATGCAAAGTTGCTAAAAGAAGCACAAGAAGAAACTAAAACATATTATTACGATGCTGATGGAGTTCTGTTGCCTCCTGCAAAACAAATTGAAATACAAGACTTGTTAATGGGCGAAGAGCCTGCCCTAATCAACGCATATTTAAAAAGGAACAAATTAAAAGCAAAAGATCAATTGTTGCAAATTGATGTTACTCCCATCATCGAAAAAATTGATTTAGAGATAGCTAACACTAATAGCCCTATTATTAAGGACACACTCAAACAAATTAAAAAAACTTTTTACGATGGTAAAAAATTAAAAACAACCCTAAAAGACTTAGATGAGGTTAGAAAAATTGATTTAGATAATTTGGCTACAACAAATGTACAACAAGGTGCCTATCAAAAATCTAAGTTGCCCTACAGCTATAAAGAAGACTTAAATCAATTAATGAAACAGCATTCTGACAAATACAGATTAGCTAACAGTGTTTATGATCCATCAAAACCACACACTCAAGTGCTTGAAAAAAGTATTGTGGGTGTTTTGTCAAAGTTAATTGGTGACGACACTAAAACAGCCAAAACATTGCAAAGGGTATTTCGTGGTAACGCTTCACCAAGAGAGGTCAAAGCATTCAGAAGATTAATGCAGACCAAAGATGCACAAGCGTTTCAAAATTTAAAACATATGTTTTTACAGGATGAAATTGCTACCGCAAAGGGTATGCCACAATTTATTCGCAAGGTAGGTTTTGGTAACTTGGACCCACAATATGTAAAAGCTTTAGAAGATAAAAGATCAGCAAATCAAATTTATCAAGAAGCGGTTGAAAAGTTTGGTTTAAACTCTCAAGAAGCCAACATAGCAGGAAGAACAAAAAGGTTAGCTGATGACGCTTTTGTTAATGCAGAAAAATACCTAGACAACAGAAAAAAGGTTTACCAAGCATTGTTTGAGCCTGAAGAGTTTGAAACTTTCGTAAGGCTTATGGACACAATACAAAAAGCAACCTTCATCAAGGGTAGGTCTGCATCAGATACATATGGGTTTGGTCAAATTCGTGACGATATTATGGATCAATTCAGGGGTCGAACAGGAAAGCTTGTGGATACCACTTTAAACTTATTGAATATTATTACTCCAAGAGCAGGTAGAGATGCTTTCAAAAAAAATGTAGCAGATCAAACTGAAAAATTAATGATCGACATGTTGACTTCATCGCCTGAAAATTTGCAAGTTTTACAAGAGGCTATTAATGTAGTTAATCCATATTTATATGCAGGCTCACAAGCTGTAGTAAGAGTGCCTGAAGGTTTGGAGCCTGAAGAGTCTGATGTATTGCAAGCAGAAGATATAAGTGAAATGGCGGAAGAAGAACAACAACAACGCCTGCAACAAGATAACTTGAACACACAACTCAACGAAGCACTACAATCATTTACCCCCTCTGACATACCATTGGTTCCACCTGCAACCGCAGTGACACCTGAAATGATGTTATCAGAAACTATCTTGCCTGATCCCGCAGACAGAGAAATATTAGAACGCAGAATGCGTGGTACAGGAATTGGTTCTTTAGCCTAAGCTAACTTTGCGTTATCTTTAAATATTAATTCTTTGGCTTTAACCATTGTTATACCCATCTCTTCGCATATAAGCTCAAGCTTTTGTCTTGGATAATAGCCACGCTCCCAACATTCCATAACAACGAGTTTCTTTTGTACATCCGTCAATGTATTCCAAACACCGTTTTCAAGAACATCTTTACTACGACCACACCCACGACAAGTTTCATCACCCCATTGGGTTACTGAACATACACCTATGCATGGATTAGATGCAAGAGATTCAGACATGTGTAATGACATAATAGCCTCCTATGTCAGTTCACTCCCCTCTTTTTTTGACATCACTTGTTTGTGATTTATTTCAATCATCAAACGCACTTGATCTATTTTTTTCCGTCTTTCAGACGCACAAATCTCTTCCAACATTTCGTAGGTTTTTAAATCGACTGTCAAGGTTCTATAGCCCTTGTTGTAGTCACCCATTACTCACTCCTTTATTTGAAACCTGATTATAACTGATTATAATATATTTTAACACCATGCGAACACTTTTTAACATAAAGATACCTACCTCAACAGATAAAGAGATCAGAAAGATAAAGCGTAAACATGAAGCACCTACACTTCATGGCAACAAGGTATGGGATTCAACCCTGTTAATGATGGACTTCCTTTCACGCTACAACTTATCCAAACATGAAACTGCATTAGACATTGGGTGTGGTTGGGGTGTGCTTATGACTTACATGCAACGACAAGGTATGGATGTGG